CCAGTTGCACCAGTACCGCCTTGTCCGGGAATACCTTGCGGCCCAGTTGAACCAGTGCCACCTTGGAATGCTGCTACTCCGGGAATTCCTTGGAGTCCTGTTGCACCTTGCTCGCCAGTTGCACCTTGGGCACCTGTAGAACCAGTAGCACCGCTGCCTGTAGCACCTTGACTACCTGTAGCACCTGCACTACCAGCAGGACCTTGAGATCCAGTAGCACCGGTAGCACCCATAAACGCAGCAGTGCCCGGAATACCTTGCGGCCCGGTTGCACCAGTTCCTCCTGGATATCCTATATCACCTTTTGGACCTGTAGACCCAGTTGAACCGTCTTGACCTGTTGCACCAGTTGATCCGCTGCCCGTAGCACCTCGTAATCCAATTGGTCCAGTAGCACCGCTTGCACCTACCGCGGTCTCTCTACTAAAAAATGTTCCTAATGTTTCTACAGTTGTATAGTATGTTTGTCTGGTAGAAGTATCTGCTACTGGTATCAGAACAGCATTGGTTAGTGTGTTTAACGGTGGTAAATTACTTATTGTGCTCATCTTTTATTCAACTAGTAGTGCGTTTCCGTCAGAGTCAGTAATAATGATACCGTCTGGACCAGCCAGCACATTTAATGGTTGTACATCATCAACATTCTTAATTGGGAACTTGAGATATTTATCGCCACTGTAATCTAGTGTTTGATCAATAATTAATCTGTCAACTTCGAAATCAATTAATTTAAAGTCAAATCCATTGAGCTCAATCTTTCTTTTAATTTTATAACCTTCACCAGGCAACGCATAACAAATTGGCATTGCTTTAATAAAGCCTAACGGTGCTCCAGTTGCCTGTTGAATAGTTCTCATAAATCTAGGACGTAAATATTCGTCTACTTTAATAGTTTTGCCGTATATTTGAACGCTTTCGAGACTATTTTGCCAGTTTTCGATGCTATTACTGTATAAATTGACCAGCCCCTGATTAATTAAGAAACTGATATTATCGGGACTTTTTCCTAACATATTGCTTTGACTGTCAATAATATCAACATATACTAGATCGTAAACATAATTTCCCTGCTCATCTTCTGCAGGAATTGTTTTTACATCTCCAAAGTAAAATCTTTTGTTGTAAAAATAATTCTGTAGCCCTACTACATACTCAGCTAAGTTTAATCTTTCAATTCCGTATTCTAAAGTCATTCGAATATCTTTTTGTAAACCAAATGCAGGGTCTGCTGGGCGATATAATACTTTAGGATCAAATACATCTCTGTTATTAATAAAATCTCTGTAGACTTTTCGGCGTTGGCGTGCCATAAATGGACGCATATACACACTGCTAAACGGAGTAGGATCATTATCACCGATAAGAATTGTAAACTCTTGATCAATTGTTGCTAGTCGATAAGCATTAGTAGCTTCTACAGTGAACGTATATGCACGATCAAAGGTAGTTCCGCCACCGTCAATGGTAAATTCTGTAGGTTGATAGTAATCAACTTCAGTAGTTCCACCATAAGGAATTTTTCCTACAATACTTCCGTCATTCTTAAATTCTAAACCTGCAGGCAATTCACCTTCTACAAACCTATATTGAATTCCTAAGTCAGGTAAATTCTCATGTTGTGCTACTACTGATAGCTCGCTTTGATATCCTGCTGCAATTGTACCTACGGTGGATGTAGTAATCCATTGTAAATCGGTGTTTACACTGCCTTGTAGTCTTAATTGAAATACTCTATCGCTTTTACTTTGATCTCCAGTTTTGGGATCAGTTTTAATCATCCTAATAGTAAATTTGTAATCTTCACTATATGCAGGTATGTATGGAATTTGTCCGTATAAGTCTCCGGACGTTTCATTTAAATTAAATCCAGGCGGCTTTTGACTCTCACTTCCAATGAATAGAATAGTGTTGTCTGGAATGTCGTCTCTTAATGTAGTGTCGTATACTACAGTATCGCCTACAAGTACAGGACTGTGTTTAATACCAATCACACACGTTGAAGTAGTTCCTGTTACTGAACTAATTGTATAAGTGGTATCGTATATTGCATCAGGTACATATGTGTCTAATCTAAGTAATTGTCCAACTTGAGGTAAGCTAGACACACTCTTTAAATGTACTTCACTCATACCGGCACGATTATACTTAGGCAAAAAGTCTGCACTTTCCCAAGTTGTCCCGTTCCAGACATAGCTGACAGTTTCATCTAATACATTGTACAAATCACCGATAGTATTAACTAATGGCAATTCGGCAAATGTATCAACTACACCTCTTACAGTTACAGGAAGACCACTAGGTCCGGTATTATACTGAGTATCAGCAATTGCTCGAACTTCTGGATTTACACTGATATTATCCCAAATCCAATTAACTGCACCTAGTTCGGGGTGCGGATCGTATGTTTGTATCCTAACAATTTGATAGTTAGCAGCACGACGAATACCTAAGTTTGCTGGACTTAACCAAGCTGGTGCATACAAGTAACTGTCTCCTGCTTGGAAACATCTTGCATCTGCTGAAATATACCCTGTGTCTGCACGTAAACTGTTTACGTCAACTACTTGCAATTTAAATAATTTACGACTACTATTGAAACCGTCAGTTGCAGTTACATAGAATTGATAAATTTTCTTAATGTACTTTGGACGATTAGTTTTATTTTCAATAATGAAAGCACTATCATACGGATAACGATCATATTTTTCAGTATCATATCCGTTACCTGAAACGCCGACTGGCTCTTCTTGCACAGTTATCTCGTCAATGATACCAGTTAGTCTACCGTCTTCGGTCAGTTTTATTCCTTTAGGTAGTTGTCCGTCACCGTCTGCAATATAATACCTTAGTTTCATATTTTCAAACAAGACATTGGCTACTGCGGACAATTGATAATCTACAATATGTTCGTTGACTGCAAAGCACTCACCGCTAGTTCCTACTGCTAAAAATCCACTAGGAGTTACCCAGACTGGATCTTGATTACTAGTTACATCTACTGAAAAAGTACGGTCAGCTACACCCTGTGCATTTTTTGCACGAACTACAAATTGACTTCTAATTGTAGAAGGTACACTCATAGGGTTTCCAATAATAAACCCAGTTGTAGTAGTTGATGTAGCGGTAGTTACTAATTGTAAAACCATTCCGTCTGGAAGCTTCCCGCTGATAACACTAAATGTAGATCCGGTGCCTTCGACTGAAAATGGTATATTAACAGCAGTTCGTTCTGTTAATGTGCCCAGGAACCCCGCATTGGTAATCCATACTGGTGCTGTCATATTATAACCTAAACAAACTTACTTGAGCACGCCACGAAATTACATTAGTAGCAGTCAGTCCAGAAACATTATAGGCCTGCACTCTAACTCGATTGTCATAAATTGATGTATCTACAATATCCCAGTTTGCATTGCTAGTACTACCATTTTCGAACAAGCTCACAATTCCTGTGCCCAACACATGACTTGTAGTACTGTTCCACGTTACCATATAGCTGCTTCCAGAATCTTGTGTATCAGTAGTCTGATTCTCGGCTAGGATATCTATGCTGGCACCCCTGTATATTCTTTTATCAAATTCAAAAAGTTGTACAGCCGTAGAGTTGTCTCCTGGTAAGGTAAATGTTCCTCCGAATGATTGTAATTCAATGGCAGGAACTTCACCGCTGTCACTAATAACAACAGATGATGTACTGGAACTTTGAACTTGTGCAAAGTTTTGATTAATTTTGTGGAATGCTACTCGGAGACTGTCACCGTCTCCTTTGTTTGCACTTGTTCCAGTGTTGATGTATTGTAATGCCATTAAATTCTCCCTACTACAACTTCAATGACGCCAATTGTTTGACCATCATAATCTTCTAATGCTTTGCCAATTACTGAACCCATTGCAGGATTCTTTTCAGCAGTTGCAACACCCGGAGCACCACTAGAAATTAACATATCGCCTTTGCGTACTTTGCCTACAACTTTACATGGTACACGACCAGTTAGTGCAATAAAAATTCCGCCTTCTAATTCGGCATTCATTTTAAACGCCGGATTGGTTGCAACTACTCCAGCAATCCTGCGGTCCATAAATTCTACCGCAGCAGTAACTTCTTTTGCACCTCCAAACACCATAACAGTGCCCGGCTCATAGTGTGCATCTGGCAAATATTTTTCAGCCAAGTCACCGTATTTTGCATAGTAAGCAGTACCGTATACTGTTCCAAACAAGTTGTCGCTTTGACCAATGTCTCCAACTCCGTTAGTACCGCTCTTTGTGATACTAGGAACAGTTGGAGTACCGGTTATGTTACCGCTAAATGTTGCAGTAACAGTACCTGCATTAAAGTTACCACTGCCGTCTCTAAACACTAATGTACTTGCACTATTAGAGCTTGTACCGTTAGAAGTAACAGTGAATGTTTGAGTCTCACCAGTTGTACTACCGCTTAGACCATAGCCGCTAGTTGCACCAGTAGCAACATAATCACCAGCAGTATCTGTTCCAAGTGCCACACTATTTGCTGAGATAGTTGTTGCAATATTAATGCCAGCTGATCCGCTAAAACTTGCAGTACCAGTTACATCGCCGCTCAGTTGAATAGTAACAGCAGCATCTAAACTTTGTGCAGTAGTTGCAGTTCCTTGGAATCGGTTTGCATATACATTAACATAACGCTTGCCGTTCTCACCAATGTCGTATGTTAAGTTTGCACTTGGTTCTAATTTCTGTGTAACTAGAGTACCAACCATAGTGTCGCCACTGGTGTTTACATAATTAAGTTCAGTCCAACGTTTGTTTGTTGCGTCTTTATCAGCAACAGGATCAGCCATGTTAACAATACGGTTGTCTCCCATCTTGATAGTGTCGAGCATTTCTAAAACGCCTCCACGATCTAAGAATCCATTACCGATTGGACTGACACCTGCCGTTGTATTGTTTCGGTTTAGGCCTAAACGGCTATTAACATAAGTTTGAATAGCACGTTCAGTTGGAACACTGTTATTGCTGTTGCCGCCCATTGTGCCGTCAACGCTAAACACCTGTACTAATGTTTGACCACGTTTAAAGCTAATGCCGTCTACATTGGTCAAACTAATCGGAGCACTGATACTAACAGTACCGCGACCTTGGTCAACACTAAAGAACTTACCAACTTTGAAGTTACCGTCTTGGTCAGTAGTAGCATAGTATACACGACCTTTTCCTACTTCTTGAGTTTCTAATGCCGCATCTGGCGGATTGTTTGGAGGTCCGTATAGATCGTTTGGATACTTACTGTCAGCATAGCCGCCTGTACCAACGTTCAACATGTCGTGTCCAGTAACACGCATAGTAGAAATACGTACAGTGATATCACCTGCCTGGTTAGCTGTAATACCTGCTTTCAATGCTGTAGATAAAACTTGATGTTGTAGGGCGGAACCATCACTGACTCTCTCAACAACAATTTCACCCCATTCGTTATAAGTCTCGTCGCTGTTAATATAGTCTGTAATTTTATACAAATTACCTGCATGACCAAACACAAAATAGTAAGGAGTACTTGCAGTTAGACCAGCACCAATCCTTGCTTGATCTTCAGCGTCAATGTCAACAACTTTAATTCTGTTATTACCAGTTTCACCATCTGGGTAGGCTGTTACAGTGGCTGTAGCAGAACCTCCGGTGATTGTGATATTTCTAACACTGGTTCCGGCGTAGCCTGCACCTTGATTAGTTAAAATAACTTTAAAAATTTGACCGCTGCTGTTAGCTTTTCCGTAACCAACTGCTTGTGTTCCGGAGAATGTTAATCCAGTGCCGTTCGTCCATGTCCATGTTCGGTCAACTCTAACCTGTGTAGAACTAGAATTAACCCAAGTTACATAAGTTGCAGCACCGTTAGGATCAGTTCCGCCGGATGTTAAAGTTACACGGCTACCTATCATTATAGTTCCGCTTGCACCACTGATAGTAATTAAATCAGTGTCCGTTGCAGTACCATTAACTGATGCTGTTCCTGCTGTACTTGGTGCAGGAATTGTTGCAGTATAATTTGTAGTAGTTGAACTAAATCCAGCACCACCGCTGGTAATTGTCAGTGTACCTAAGCCTTGTCTATATAAACCGTTGCTCTCAGTCCATGGAGTTAAGTTGATATAATTGTAAGGAGTATCACTTTCTGCAAGTGCAGTATCTCCACCTAAGTCTGTATATTTTAATATACGATAAACATATGTCGGGTCTTCGTCTAAGGTCAATACAGTACTAGGTCGGCTCAATGTTGCTGCATTTACATCTAATAATTCTTGATTGTAATATACACGTAGAGTAGCTTTCTCACCGTTAGCAATTGCCGCTCTTAGTCCTTGTCCTTGTCCGTCATCTAATGATAGAGAATACACAGTACTGTCAAATGTATCTTGTACCGCACTCTTAACATTATAAAGAACAACAGTTCCGCTATGGTTAACTTCAAGTTGACTCTGTGCAATAGGTGCGTAAGACAAACCAGTTACATACAAGGTTGCATCTTCGGCTTTGTTTGTGTACGTGCCTGCTGCGGTGATTGTAGCAATCTGGCTAGTAGCACGTTTGTTTCTTACTGCAATTGGCACTTCAGTTGGATCGCTGCCTTCTGACTTAAGACCGTTTAGACCGTAGGAAGTAGAACCAGCAATACTACGACATTGAGCACCATTTAAAGAATAGTACGCACTATAGCAGTAGTAAGTAAACATGGAAACGTTTTCTACTAAACCACCGTTAGTTGCAAAAATACCGTATCCTAAGTCATTCATCTGTGTGAAGTCGTTAGCCAACATACTTCTATTACCAGCAGTGATTAAAGTAATCTCGCTTGGTAAAGGATGTGCCGGTGTTACAATAAACCCAGATTTAATTGTGGCCACATACGCTAGTCCAGTACCAAATGTTACATATGGATCTGAATTATACCCGCTACCTGCTGTGCTAATAGTAATACCAGTAATTGCACCATTACCGTCTACACTAGCCACTGTTGCGGCAGCATTTGTGCCACCGGAACTTGGGAAGTTGATAACTGTTCCGATTGCGTATCCGACGCCGCCGTCAATAATTTCGTAACCAGTAATTGCACCTGAACTATTTCTAGTCCAGCTGATTCGAGCACCACCGATAACAATATTTGGGCAACCTTCAGTTGTTCCAAAGGTGAACGAACCGTTTGCATATCCTGATCCCGGGAATGATATAGAAACACTGGCAACATTACCAGTCACTCCGATCACCGCAGTACCAGTTGCATTTAAGCCACCAGCCTGTGTTGGAGCACTGAATCTTACCGGAACAGTTCCTGCATTGGCTTTAAATCCTGTAGCAATATTTCCTGCATTAGTAATAGAAGCAATACCGCCTGGACGCAACGGATTTAGGTTTAAACTACCAGTACCATTTGTTGGATTAAAGTTACTGACAAAGCTAACTTCGTATGTAACACCGCTGTGAACAAAGAAGCAAGGAACTTGCGGACGTATAAATCCTTCACCGGGCACAACACTTGGACGACCAATGCTGCCAGTAGTTAATGCTGAATTAATTTTTACTGGGTAGCCTGTACCTGTTGCAGTCGTAATGCTAGCAGGAGTCATTTTAGTATTGCCGGAGAATCCGTCAATAAACATACCGCCTGCAAATACGTGTCTGTTTTTGCTCTTAGAGAAACTAGAAGCAGTTTGGGTATATGGAGACTTAGCAAGAATTTGACCGTCTGGGTCAAGTACCTTCATGAAGCCGCCATGTCCTTGACAACTAATATATCGATTAATGGTTGCATCGTTCATTAAGAACACATCCATCTGGTCGTTATACTTAGGAGGGTTAAATGCCGGATCGTTGTTAACGATGCGTGAGCAGGCCTGCACTAAGTCTGCTAAGATAGCATCGGACCCACTACTGACTAATGTTCCGCCAACTGGATCAGTAAACACTTGGTCTTCAACTGTTTGATAAGAAGTAACAGGTTGTTGATTCTTAATAATACGTTGACCAATTGTGTTAATATGATTAATAACTGCAACAGTTGCTGTAATTGCAGTAGTTACATAACTGTCCCCAGCATTGATGGTGCGATTATCACCACCGTTAATTAAGTCATAGGCAATTGAATCGATAACAAATCCTATGTCTTTATTGAACTTAGTTTCGTCAAATACATAGCTAGGATATATTGTATCTAAGAACCCAACACATTCTGCTTTAATAAATTCTTTGTTGAGTAATAAAATATCACCAGCATTGTTATAACCACCACTGTTAGTTTGTGTAGTTAATGTATTAACTGGACGGCTAGCATCTCTTAGATAATGATATCCGTATTTGTACGGCTCGTATATATGCCAATCACCGTAAGCAATGGTGTTACCTACTGTATAATTGTACGCACTCTTTTCAAAATTAACTTCGTTCTGTGCTAGAGAAACTGCAAAAGTATTGCTGCTTACTGCTCGAACTTCACCTTGTGCAGAAACAGTACCACTGGTTTTGAAAATCTTTCCTATCCAATTAGTACTAACAACTCCTGCATCTACAGTAACAGTGACAGTTTTTGTAACTGGGTCATTATCAGTTGAGCTGATAGTAATACCTGCTGCACCTGCATAATCAGTCGCAGTGTTTAATTGTGTTACAATAATTCCGTCAATCTGTGCATCTCTAAAGAAATATGTGTTAGCCCACTTAGAACTACTGATACCAGGAAGTCTTGTTCCAACTAATGGTGCTGGCTTGATAACACTTCGGCGGAATTCATCACCACGGATAGAACAGTTTTCTGGAACTTTAATCGGGTATTGATCGTTGTGCTCACCTGACTCTACCATAATGGTAGATTGATTTTTGTTCTGTTTTTGACCCCACTGTAACTCTTCATTTAATTCAAAGTCGGCAGCATAAACATGCCACTTATCATAGTCAACAACATCTCCGTCTTGAAGCCCTAAACCATCTTTAAACTCGACTACAATAGTATCTCTTACGTTTTGATCATCATCTAGTTCTTGGATGATTCTACTGATATATCCGTAGCTTTTAACTCCGTAGCTAGCGTCAGTAATAACAAATTTATAACCAATCCAGAAATCTGGAATATCAATGCTATCTGCAACGTCTAATAAGAACGCACATTCTGTAATAGCACCACCAGATGTTACATATGCATTGTAGCTAAACGGTTCTGGCTCAACAGCCATACGATACGGTTTAGCGTAATCAACTGGGGTAATGTCATAATATTCGTAACCGTTTACATCGTCAAGAGTAATAGCTTCAACTAGACCAATTGCTTCGCTACTTGCACCAATGATGTAGTTTCCTGGGAAAATGCTTTTATTGATAAATGGGTCTGATCCAATATTAAAACTAGCCGGATCTAATGTTAATCTTAAACGGATTCCAAAAGAGCTAGTGTCTAACAGTGTACTAGGTGCAATAGAAGTAACAACAGGATTTGCTACGCCGTTACTCATTGAAATAGTTTTTTGGTAAGGTCCTAGTACAATTTGGCTCGCTGCAATAAACTGTTCTGCTGCTGCTGCGGCACGATTAACTGTTTTAAATGCATATGCAAATGCACGACCTCTCTTATAGCTAGGTAAAGAATATTGATGGTCGTCTCCACTTAAACTTACAAAGAAGTTCTGTCGACTTGCAAAACCACTGTTATCAACTAGTTCGTCGACATATGCTTTGTTAACAATGTGTGTAGAACTTGTAGGGCTTGCTAACAATGCTACATTGTCTCGAATGGTGCTTAACCCGTTATAAATGCTTTCACTAACACTGGTATTATCGTATCTAGTAATACCGTCGCGATTAACAAAGTTCTCAAACACCCATTTACGACTAACTGCATCCCAGTCTGCATGTGGGCCTGTGTTGTCCATGTTAATAATACTGAAGGCATTTTCACCGCTGATATCTGCTGCCAGTGTCGGATTCTTATCACTTGATAAGCTAGATGCGGTATTAATGATTCTAATTTCAGTTGAGCTTGTAACAAAATCAATGTTGATACCTGTGCCAGCTACTAAAATTTTATTAAGGAATTTATTACCTTCTGCGTTAACTTGTAAAATAGCATTGGGTCTTAATGTGCTAGGAGCTTCCTTGAGTCTTAAAAAGCTGAATCCGGCACCAAAACCCAACAATGTATAGATGTCTGTGAAGTTAGAGTTAACTTTCTGAAAAGCTGCATAGACGCTGTCGCCTGTTCCATCGTTTGGCTCGCTACCGATATTGATGATCTGTTGATTTAGTGGCATAATTTCCTCTGTACTACACCATATTTATTCTGGTAAAATTCTGTCAAAATAACAGCAGGTAGTATTCTACAAGTATTTATTTTAAGTTACTCAAAGGGTGTTAAATGAAATTCCTGTAATAGTAAATAAAGTATCGAGTTAATACTTTTAAGGAGATATCGATGTTTAAAGCAATTAAAGAATTCTTCCTAGGCAAGCCAGTTGAAACACCGGCAGCACCCAAGGTTGAAGAAACAAAGCCTGTACAGGCAAATGATGTGCCACTGCAACCAGTTGTTGAAGAAGTTCAACCGGTAGTAGAGGCAAAGGTTGATCCGGTATCAGTCGCATTGGATTTAGAACCAATGGATTTTGCAACCGCTACTACTCCGGTAACTGCTAAGAAGCCACGTAAACCACGTGCTCCTAAAGCTGTGGTTGCAACTCCGGCAAAAGCAACAAAACCTAAAGCAGAAAAAGCTGCACCAAAAAAGGTAGCAGCAATTAAAGTAAAGAAGGTAAAATAAAAAAGGGCTCTAAGAGCCCTTTTTATTTGGTTAAACTATATTCGTATAGTGCCTTAGAGGCTAAGTTTTTAGCTTTAGACTCACACATAATATCAAAGTCTTTCCTGAAAGTTAAGGCCCAATCATTAACTGACTTGTTCCAATAGAAGTTACTGTGTGCTCTCATTTTCTGTTTTTTGTAACCGTTTTCTAGCAACAATGCATGATCGGGTAACGTAATTGGACAATGACCTACTAGCACATCTTCCCTGCTAACACTATAATGAATAACAGGGCGAACACCACGCCATGATTCGATTACACGCTTACATCTATCGTCGGTGGCTTGAATGTACTCTCCTGTACGGACCCAGTGATGGTGTATATCAAGTACGAGGGCGCAATGTTTTTGGAGCTCAAGGCTGCTTTCGATTCCCCATGCGTTTTCGTCGTTTTCAATGGTAATGCAGTTTCTTGCTTCTGGAGTGAGTCGTGAAAGAGTGTCGATGATACCGGCTGGACCTCTTCGACCCGATATATGGACGTTGATTTTAAAGTCCTGAAACGATTTACCATATCCCATCCACCGGGCCATATCCACATGATATTCAAACTCCTCAATCGATCTATTTACAATATCATCTGACTCAGATGCCAGAACGCAAAACTGCCCAGGATGCATAGACAACCGAACACCCATCTGGCGAGCTTTATCTCCCACAGTTCTAAATCCTGCTTCGCAAAAGGCTCGAACATCGGGTAACCTATAGAAGTAACTCCATGTAGGCTCAGTATATACAGGCAATATATCGCTGCTGAGTCGTACCATTCTAAGATTTTCATCAAGTGCTCCTACACGTTCTACCAGCAGTTTAACAGCTTCGATGTTACCTTTCATTAGGTCCCACAACTTTTCTTCTGCTACTGCTTGGCTCTGTCTATTTAACCAACTGACAGTGGTGCTACTAGTGTTGTAGATCTTGCAGTCGTCTTTGGGTTTAATACCGTTAATTTGATCCGGGCGATCAATCCACTTGCAAGCGAAACCAATTTTCTTAGTCATAAACACAATCAAATAAAAAGGACATAGTGTATTGTAACATCTATGTCCCAGTAAGTCAAATAGCTAATTAGTCGATTAGCCGAACTAATTCTTTTGCAGTTGCAGGACTTAGTGTCCAACCTAAGTGTCCGTGTCCAGTGTGATAATAGACATTGGGTGTTTTGGATTTGGCAATAATGGGCATCATATTAGGAGTCATGGGACGCAGGCATGCCCAACTTGAGTAATCACTAGTATCAATGTTTGGGAAGTTTTCATGCACCCAATTTAGCAACGGCTCAATTCGATCCCTACGAATATCGTAGTTTTCACCAGCCAGTTCCGCAGTTCCTGCTACACGAAATCTATTGCCTAATGTACTGGTTACAATCTTGGCTTGATCATCAAGCAAGCTAACCTTTGGAACATACTTCATATCTTCGGGGCGTACATTGACAGTAATGCTATAACCCTTAACTGGATAGATGGGCAAGCTGTCTCCGAACATTCGAGCAATCTTTACAGATCCAACTCCGGCGGAAACTACTACAGCGTCAAATGTTTCAAACAAATCTTCTTTGATTGAAGCAGGTACGTTAAAATCAAATACAAAATCAACTCCGTATTTTTTTTCTAATACGTTTGACAGCTCGATGCAGAACTTGTGTATGTCGCCTGTCCAATCACTAGGAGTCCATGCACCGCCGACTACATCTTCTAAGTCTCCCAAAGCAGGATCCATACTAATAGTCTGTAGAGGAGTTAGCATATCCCATTCACACCCCCCTGCGTTGTACAGTTCTTTTACTTCAGAGGCATTATGTAGATACTTTTCATCTTTATAAAAATGTAGGATACCGCAGTAGCTTTGATCAAAGCTGAGTCCTTCCTCTGCAATAATATCTTTATACAGAGCCCTAGACTCTATACCAAGTCGAATAGTTGCCGCAGTATTTCTAGCATATTCACCTTTGATAGTGTGCCAAAGAAACTTTGTCATCCATTTGATTTTACTAATGCTAGGAGCAGGACGAATCAGCAACGGCGCATCTTTTTGAAACATCCATTTGAAACCTTTGCTAACATTGTTCCATGTAGTCCAAACTTCGCTATTGCTAACTGACACTTGTCCGCCGTTAGCAAAGCTAGTTCGCATAGCAGGATGTCGTTCTTGTTCTAGCACAGTGACCTTGTGGCCTGCCCGTGCTAGATAGTAAGCCGCTAATACGCCAGTAATTCCTGCACCAATTACTGCAATATTTTTCATATTAACCTTCGTAGATTGCCGAGTTGCCTGCGTGTTCAAACACTTCTGCTGAACGTAGTCGAACACCTGCACCTACTGGATAGCGAGCTTCAAACACACGACCATCCGGATGTGTCCAGCCACGACCTTCTTGATATGCAGTTAAGATTTCATTCATAACACGATATACCAATTCAGCAAACATTTCACAGCCCACACCATCTACAATACGTAAATCAATGATGCCCATGTTTTTAAATCCACCTTGGATTTTGTTTAGTTCTACAAATGTAGCACGTTCCGGATCATCTTTGCCAATGACCATAGTGTGATCAAATTGCCAGTCGGCCCATTCTTTGAATGCTTTGAGCCCACCAAAGTCCATGACCCAATTGCGATCATCTAAGGTGTCTGATTCAAAGATTAATTTGATACCGATTGAGTATCCGTGTAGTAGTGAGCAATGTGAGTGCGTACTACGCCACTGTCTAAAACAGCACGACAGCCCTCTGTCGTTACCGTAAGTTTTTGTTGAAAGATATTTTGCCATCTCTAGTCTCCTTTATTAAGGTAGCAAGTTTGACGACATGCAGAGTTTATAAAGCGGGATGAATGACGTTAAAGACCGCTATGATACTTATCTCAAGCTACCTTGAGCAAGATAATTTCTTCGTTAATGCGCCCGTTCATCTTAGTGTCGGTTGCATTAATTTCATCTAGAAACTTTCGCAATGCAATTTTACCAGCAGCCTTAAACTCTTTCAGTTTGTCTTCTGGCTTGCGAAGTGTTTTGCATACGCTCTTAGTTTCATCAAAGCCTGTAATGGTAGTACCTTTGACGCCTAGAGTGTTAAACTCTGCTGCCACATACTTGCCCAACTTACGGCTCTTAGTGTTATAGACCCAAAGTTCGCCTGCGCCGATAATATCAACAGGATTGACACTGACCAGTTTCAACGGCTCGTTAGTCTTCATGTACTTGAGTTTGGCAATTAGTTTGTCTTTAGGCACTGCCTTGGTCTTGCGTGGAGCACGATTGACTTTGGCTTCTTGCATCAACATTGTGCAGGCAGTTTGAATCTCAGTCAAGAAGGCAATAAAGTTCTTGATCTGCTTACGGCTACGATGCTTGTATGCTTCTTTAAGTTGTTCATCTGCCGAACCACTGGCCAGTTCTTCCAGCTCTGCCAA